CCTAAAAGTTAGAGAAACACTTACCCGTATTGGTGTAGCATCTCGTAAAGATAAAAAACTATTTCAATCATGCCATATTCTACACAAGCAAGGTAGATATTTTATTGTGCATTTTAAAGAATTATTTCTATTAGATGGTAAAAAATCAAATTTGGAAGAAAATGATCTAGCCCGTAGAAATACTATAGCACAGCTTATGTCTGATTGGGGTTTAATTAGTATTGAATCTGCTAGTAGAGCAGAACCATTAGCACCAATGAGACAAATTAAAATTATTCCTTATAAGGAAAAAAATAACTGGGAGTTATGTCCAAAATATAATATTGGAAATAAATAGTTTCCTATTTACTTTTAGAAAAAAGTAATTATATATAATGTAGAGATGCCGGTAGTCGGGTCTCATTTTTAACCTTGCATAAGTCATGGAGGTACATATGACTGGAACATTCGCTTATCCGCGAAACGCATTTCTTGGTTTCGACCACATCTTTGATCAGCTTGAAAACATTCATAAGCATTCAAAGGATACTTACCCGCCGCATAATGTAGTAAAAGAGGAAGAGTTAAATTATTCTCTTGAACTAGCCGTGGCTGGATTTAAAGAAGAACATATTGATATCGAAATAAAAGACCATGTCCTTACAATTACTGGAGATCGTCCACAACGTCGAGATCAAAATATGTATGTTCATAAAGGTATTAGTGCTCGTAATTGGAAAAAGTCATTTAGACTGTCGGAGTATACCGAAGTAACTGGAGCAGATCTAACGGATGGAATCTTGACTGTCAATTTAGAAGTCGTCCTTCCTAAAGAAAAGCTGCCTCGTAAAATTTCAATCAGAAAAAACGAGGGACTAACAAATGACCGCAATCGTACTAAAAAGCTTAAATCTGCCTAGACTTTCATTTAATTGGATGTCCGGACTGTTTTCATCAATCGGCAAATCAATGCTTGTTTCACGCCAATTGGCAGCAAACGAAGTATTAGCAAAAGCCTTATTGCATGAATACCCAAACCATACTTATCATAGTCTTTTAGCAGAATTGAATCACAACACAATTCAAGGTGCGTACAATGATAAATAATCTTTGGAAATATTTCTTTAAAAAGGCTGGTTGTACACCAGACTCAATTTGGGAAGTAGAACAGTTGCTCATGAAACAAGTAAATAGGATCAACTAATATGTGGCCCTATACGGATGATGAGGCAGATTTTTTAAATGGCAAATAAGCCTAACAAAAATTTTAATTTAAACACTAAAGATATAGACCTGATTGAGTCGGCTCTATATCTGCTACAAGCCAATGCAGATGAAAAAGCCATGTATGAAATACAAGATATTCGTGCAAAAATATTTCATCAAAAAAATTGGTACAGACCAAAAAAGCATTATATTAGTGGTTAATTAATAAAAACAGGAGAATAGCGATGAAGGGTACCGAACGTCAATGTCAAAATTGTGGACATAGGTGCCATTGCTATTCTCCAGATTGCCCTGAATGCCATAATGATATATGCATTCAATGTCAATGCGATAAACCAAACATAAAAGATATACCTGATTCATTTATAAAAGGAAATACATAAAATGAATATTGATCAATTACGTGAAGAAATTTCTGTGGATGAAGGAGTAAAGTATGAAATATATCTTGATCATCTCGGTCTCCCTACTTTTGGCATTGGTCATTTGGTTAGGGATGACGATCCAGAGTCTGGACAACCAGTTGGGACAGCTGTCAGCGAGGACAGAGTCAACGAGTGTTTCGATAAAGACGTTGAAATTGTTATCGACGACTGTAGACAATTATACGAAGACTTCGATGATCTGCCGGGCGAGGCCCAACTCATTATAGCCAACATGATGTTTAATATGGGTCGACCGCGCTTGTCAAAATTTAAAGGTATGAAACGTGGAGTGGATGCTCGCGATTGGAATGCCGCAGCAGATGAGATGGTTGATTCTCGTTGGTATCGACAGGTTACCAATAGAGCTAATCGCCTAGTAGAAAGAATGAGAGCAATCACATAAAGTTGTTTACAAACCACCAGAAATAGTGTATAATAGTACATGTTATTGGAGGTTTTATGTCATTTTATACTTCGGTTGCCCGTTACGGCAACAGCATGCTCTATCGCGGTTATGATCGAGCCGGAAACAGAGTAATTAAAAAGGAAACATTCTCACCAATTTTCTTTGTTCCATCCAAGACTTCTACCGGTTGGAAGGGTATGGATGGTGCAGATATTGGTGGTGTGCCAATGGATACAATGCGCGATGCCAAGGCATGGCTCGAGCAATATACAGATGTTTCTGGTTTTAAAATATATGGTACAACAAATTATATTCATCAATATCTACAAGCAAAATTTCCAAAAGATATTGAGTTTGATAGAGATAAAATAAATGTATCTACTATTGATATCGAAACAGAATATAATGATGGGTTCCCGCACCCTGATCAAGCCGATCAAAAAATCCTTGCAATCACACTAAAAAATAATATTGACAACATCTATTGGGTATGGGGTTATGGCGACTATGATGTAGATGCTGCTCTAATAAAACCGGTTCGATATATTAAATGTGATTCCGAGGCAGATCTATTACTTAACTTTCTTGATTTTTATTCTCGTGAGGATAAATGCCCTGATGTAATTACTGGTTGGAATGTTAGGTTCTTTGATATCCCATACTTAGTAAATCGTACTGCCAAAATCCTTGGTCTAGATATGATGAAAAAGTTCTCGCCATGGGGACTGGTTGAGCATCGTACAGTTACAAGAAGAAATAAACAAGAAATTACATTTGAATTACGTGGTGTACAAATTTTAGATTATTTGGAATTATTTCAAAAATTTGGTTATACCTATGGAACACAAGAATCATACAGACTTAATCATATTGCATATGTAGTCCTTGGCGAACGTAAATTATCCTTCGAGGAATCAGGTTCACTAAAAAATCTATATGTTGATGACTTTCAAAAATATATTGACTATAATATGAAAGACGTCGAGTTGGTTGATCGCCTCGAGGATAAAATGGGTCTTATTACTCTTGCCATGACTGTGGCTTATAAGGGTGGTGTGAACTACCAAGATACATTTGGCACTACCGCTATATGGGAATCAATCATTTACCGTAAATTGATGAGTCAAAAAACCGTACCGGTCATAGAATTGGATAGGCATGTCAAAACTGCTTTCGTTGGTGGTTATGTAAAAGATGTACAGGTTGGCATGCATGATTGGGTTGTATCTTTTGATTTAAATTCATTGTATCCAAATATTATTGTGCAATGGAATATGTCACCAGAAACACTATTGCGTAGTCCTAGAGATCAAATCCATGGTGGTATTGACCACTTTCTAAATTTTTATGATAGTGAAACAGACCCTTTGCATCCAGTAGTTCGCGAACGAAATGTTGCAGTTGCTGCCAATGGCTCTGCTTATCGTAAGGACAAGGATGGTGTGATTCCCGGTATTATTATTGACTATTATGATGAACGTCGTAGTGTTAAAAATATGATGTTGGCAGCAGAACAATCATACCAAAAAGGTAAATCATACGAACTGGAAAAAGAGATTAATCGCCTGGAAAACCAACAAATGGCAATTAAAATTCTTATGAATTCTTTGTATGGTGCTCTTGGTAATCAACACTTTAGATATTTTGACCTACGAATTGCTGAAGGTGTCACAACAACAGGCCAACTTGTTATTCAATGGGCCGAACGCGCCATGAATGATGCAATGAATGCAGTAATGAAAGATGATAAAGACTATGTCATTGCCATGGATACTGACTCGCTTTATGTAAACTTTGGCCCCATGATTAAACACCTTTCACCAAATGATCCTGTAAAGTTTCTGGATAAAATTTGCAAGGAACATTTCGAACCTGCTCTTACCAAGGCATATGAAAATCTCTTTGAACGGCTTAATTGTCACAAACCTAGAATGGAAATGGCACGTGAGGTAATTGCAGACCGTGGTATCTGGACTGCCAAAAAACGCTATATACTTAACGTGCACAACTCGGAAGGTGTGCAGTATGCCGAACCTAAACTAAAGATTATGGGTATTGAGGCTATTAAATCTTCTACACCAGAAGTGTGCCGCGGTAGATTCAAAGAGATATTTAATATTATTATGACACAAGGTGAGGAAGCAACACAAAACTATATTCGCAACTTTAAAACAGAATTCTTTTCTCTACCAGCAGAAGAGGTTGCATTTCCTAGGTCTGTGTCTAATATTACGGAATATCATGATCGGAAACTTATCTATAAAAAGGGTAGTCCAATTCATGTCCGTGGCTCGTTACTATATAATAAACATCTCAAGGATGCAAAACTTACTAAAAAATATGAGTTAATTGAAAATGGTAGCAGAATTAAATTTTGTTATTTAAAAATGCCAAACACAATTAAGGAAAATGTAGTTGCTTTTCCAAATGATTTGCCTAAAGAGTTACAACTAGATCGCTATATAGATTATGAATTACAGTTTGAAAAAACTTTTATTGACCCATTAAAACTTATACTGGATGCAGTAGGTTGGTCTGTCGAGGATCAAATGACATTGGAGGACTTTTTTGTATGAGAGTAAGCATTAATGATATTGGTGGAGAGGTCATCAAAGATAATGAAACCTATCTGCTAAGAGATAATAAGACGCTAAATAATTTGGTACTTAGCAGTACTGATTTAAAACCAAAAATGAGTACACGTGGTCATAGTCATGCCGGCCAAGAGGAAGTGTATTATTTTGTAAAAGGTTCTGGTAAAATGGAACTAGATGAAGAGGAAATTGCAGTTAAGGCTGGAGACGTAGTTCTTATTGAAGATGGAGTATTCCACAGGGTCCATGCCGGACCACGTGGTTGTTATTTTGTATGTGTATTTGATGGAAAGAGAAACCACTAATGAGTAATTTTACAGACGTAGGCACTTTTATGAAAACTTTTGGTCAGGAGGTAAAGACAGTACCAGAATTTCCTGATAAAGATACCATTGAACTTCGTATTGAGTTAATCGGCGAGGAACTAAATGAGTTTTGGGATGCCTGTGACCAAAAAGATATTGTCGCAGCGGCTGATGCCCTTGCAGATATTTTATATGTAACCTATGGTGCTGCCCATGCATTTGGTATTGATGTTGATGCATGCTTTGCAGAAGTACAAAGATCCAATATGTCCAAGTTAGGTGAAGATGGCAAACCTATCTATAGAGAAGATGGTAAGGTTCTAAAAGGACCAAATTATTCTGAACCAGACCTAAAAAGTGTTTTACAAATCGACTAATTTGTGGTATAATATACTATGTTAAATCCAAAATATCCAATTTATATTATTTCGAAAGGCCGTTGGGATTCTAGACAGACCCAAAGAACTCTCGAAGAACTAAATGTACCTTACCGTATTGTGATCGAGGAATCAGAATATGATAAGTATGCAGAAAATGTTCCAGAAAAAAAGATTCTCACGTTACCTACAGATTTTCGTGATAATCCACTCTATGCTATTCCAGATGAAACTACTGGTTTTATTGGTGGTTCTATTCCGGTACGTAACTTTGTTTGGGAACATTCCAAATCTGAAGGTCACGCTCGGCACTGGATCCTAGATGACAATATGCGACACATTTATCGGTTAAATCGTAACCTAAAAACTCGTATGCAATCCGGTTCATCGTTTGGTATCATAGAGCAATTTGTTGACCGATATGAAAACGTCAGATTGGCTGGTATGAACTATGCATTCTTTGCTCCTGCCACAGTAAAGAAACCACCATATTATACCAACACTAGAATTTACTCTTGTATTCTAATTGACAATTCACTTAAACATCGGTGGCGTGGCAGATACAACGAGGATACAGATTTGTCATTACGTGTGCTAAAAGATGGTGATTGTACCATGTTGTTTAACAACTTTTTGGTTGGTAAGGCAGCAACAATGACAATGAAGGGTGGTAATACCGAAACCGTCTATAATATTGATGAAACCGGTGATCGTACCAAACGCGGTGGTGATGAATTTGATAATCGTAAAGAGTTTGCCGAATCACTTATTGCACAACATCCGGATGTTGTCAGACTTGCATTTAAATGGGGTCGTTACCATCATGATGTCAACTATTCAGTATTCGTTCAAAAGCCAGTGAAAAAACAAGGTCTAAATATTCCACGTGGACTAAACGAACACGGATTGGTTTTAAAACCAATATCGCCAGAAGATCATAGTGATGAAGGAGAAGAAAATTATGGCGACTAATAAACTAAACGTTGATAATGTATCTAATAATTTGTTCATTCTTTCAGGTGATGAAGAAGAACGTACACCTTATGATTGGGATAATATGCCAGAATTTGTACAAGATGAATCAGAGCCGTATGCAAAAATTGTTGTACGGATTCGCAGTGAAGAAGATCTAAAAAAGTTTATTGAATTGATGGATCAACCTATTACACCAAAGACTAAATCAATTTGGTATCCAGCATTGGATCGGTTTCGTAACTCTCTATTAAGATGGATGGATGACGAATAAGTTGTTTACTTTTAACTAGTAATGTTGTATAATATACTATGTTGTCACTAACCATATTCAATTCTTTATTTGATAATAAAACCAACCAACGCGTTGATTTACAAAACTTTGATGCGTTTGAAAAAGTTTTATATCAATTATCGGAAAAACCTCGCGCCAGTAAAAAAGACGCAGAGTTAATATCTCCTGCCATCTACGTCAAGGATACAACAAGAGCAAATGCTAATGTTACTGAATGGGCTGGATGGTGTTGTGTTGATGTTGATGAATACATAACAAATGGAGATTTAAAAGATGATTT